CCGCACCATAAGCCGCGCCACCACCAATCGCTTGTGCAAGTGTTCTTGGGGCTGTGATAGCCCTCCCAGCAACACCAGCAGCGCCCAAAGGGGCCAACGCCGCAAGATCTGCACCAATAGCGCCAGCCGTGGCATAACCACTCTGACCCAGCCTTCTCTTGGTTTCCTTGTCTTGATCTGCCGTTCCAAGCGTTCCAATCTGCTGCATTCTCTCGCCCATACCAGCCAAGAACTCAGCGCCTCCCCGTGGAAGCTCGACTCCTGTATCAACTCCAAATGGACGCAGATTTATGCCTTCTGCTGAGGTCTTCCTCTCCCATTGTTGCTGGGCAAAATCGGTTATTGCTTTTGGATCGGAATTAACATCACCCTCAACCTTTATGATTGAGCCGTCTGGAGCTTCTACTTTGAAAACTTTGGTAGCCATTACTCAACAATCCTAAATCCGCCAGTGCTTCCGCTTTCTGGCGGTGTATATTCCTCGCCCTTCAATAATGCGCGTCGTTGCAACACAAGGTCGCGCATTTCGTTAAGAGCAGCCAAGTACTCATCCTCGCTCTGTGACTCGTTCAGTCTGTTCTGCGCTTGTTCTGCCTTCTGCCCTTCGACCTCTGTAATAGTGCCGCCGCCTTTAAGACTTTCAAACGCCTCAAGGAAGTTCTGGCCTTTAAGCTGGTCAACCAGAACAAGAAAATCCTTTCTATCGCCGCCAGGTAGTGCTAACGGGTTGAACATTGCGCTAACACCAGTGGCAGCCTCTCGCCCAGGGTGCCCAATAGCCTTATCAATCAGATTCACAGCTCTGTCTGCTTTTGCTATATCTGTTTGCTTGATTCTTTCTGCCTCTTCTAGCTTGCGAGCAGCCGCTTGACCTTCTGGCGTTTGCGCTCGAACATCCTGCTTGGCCTGCTCGGCAGCGCCAGTCTCAGCAGCCTTCTGCTCAACTATGCCCGGTAGGTCTTTCTTGATTTTTTGCCCTGGTCCGCCCACAGCACTCGGAGCAACAAATCCAGTACCAACATCAAGATAGCGCTGCTGGCGCTTCATAGTCAGATATTGGTCTTGCTGATCTTTTGGCAGGCTGGAAAAATACTCCCATTCCTGAACGCTTGAAGGCTTTTCCGCACGCGGGCTCATAGCCTGACTCAATTGCATATTGATTAGTTGCTCTTGGTTGATACCAGGAACACCAGAAAGAGCCTTGATTAGATCATTAGGCTTGTACCCGCCTTCAGGAGCCGTTGCCAACACACCCTGCAGAACGCCCAGAGTCTCGCTTCGCCTCTGCTCCTGCTCGTCACCAGCCTTTTTTAGCATATAAGCACCAAGCAAAGACTGTGCCAACTGGTTGGCACCCTGTGTCCAGTGCTGGATAGGGCGCTGCTGTGCACCTCTTTGCATTAATGACTGAGCGAATTGCTGGCGACGCTGAAGCCTTGGATCAGGATTGATAATCATAAAGCCCCCATAATCACGTGATCTACTCCGTTGATGTGCATAATTGCAGACGGCTTGATCTCTGCCACCTCGTCAGCCATGGGACCAACATGCCAAGCATCAGAATCCTTATACTGGAAATAATAAATATTGTGGTCTTTATATTTGCCGACCTTGGTGATGTTGCGCTTCAATCGTCTTTCGCAAGGAATAGCCCCACTCAACAAAGCCGCGCTTCCAAGCGTTCCAGCCAAGCCTGTGGCACCGCCTTTTTTGGCCTGATTTTGCGCGTCCTTCTGGGCGTACATCCCCATAACATCAGCCGCAGGCATCTGAACCTGATTTTGTGGCATGGCAGAAGGCGTCCTAAACCCGGCAATACCACCAAGGGCCTGCCCAAGCTCATTGGACTGAATGCCGCGCCTTGTAACATCCATGCCAAATAGTCGCGATTGCTCGTTACCACCGCCAGAAATTGCCTCCCTCAGCAGGTTTGATGTTGTAAGGCCCTGCTGTCGGCCCAGACGATCCATCTCAGACGTGTACGCCTCTGAGCCTATTGGAATGCCCTGGTTCGCCAAACGTTCCTCAAGAGCCTCCCTGCTTCGCTCCATCTCAGGACGAGCATAGGACATTGCACGGTCAAATAGCGCTTGTTCGACGCGCTGCCGATCATCTGAGAAGTCGCCCGGCATAGATTGCCCAAGGTCGCCAAGTCGAGCCATGGCTTGACCCTGTAACCCGCCAAAGATTTGCTGTAGCTCAGGAGCCATCTCGGTGACTTGCTGCATCCCGGCAATATCACCAATTTTGGCGTTTACGATGCCCATAGGGCCAACAAAATCTTGCGGATCAATTCGATTGCCTGAGGCATCGACCCAATAGGTCTGGCCAAAAGGAGTGACTTGTGATGTGGAGCGGTTTAATAATTCTGAATCAGCTATCGCGCGTTGATTAGCGATAGTCTGCAAGCCCATCTGTGTTTCAGGGCTTGGGCCGCTGCCTTTGCCTCCAAGGGCTCCCATTATTGCTGGACTTGCCGCACCTGCCGCAAGCAAGCCCATTGTCATTGGTTCCATATATCAAGACCTCATAACCATTTGCATTCATCGCGCAGCATTCGATATATCGCGCAATCTCCAGATGGATGGCCTTGTTTCAAGGTTCCTTCGTAGATAAAACCAAGACGCTCATCAAAACGCCTAACTTCATCATTGCCAGCATCAACTGTAACAGTAATACGCTCGCAACCTAAAACATTGAAGGCATAAGAAAAAATCGCTTTCAATATGCGCTTCTTACACCACACCGGGGAATCAGTAGCTATTGCCATTTCAACGCTGTGGCCTCTGTAGACGTAGAATACCACGCCGCCTATCAGTTTGTCTTTATATGATATGCCTATCGCATCACAAGGGCCAAAAGACCCGCAATTCAATCTTTGACGGACAAACTCGGCCACAGCCGCATCCATCCCATATATCAGCTCTACAGATTGTCCCCTATCTCCACCCTGTAATCCGTTCTCAGCCATGCTATATCCTGTTTCGCGTTCACCACCAAACGAACAGACAAATCCTGTCCGCGCCCCCCTTTAACCAACCACGAATTATTCATCACTGATCCTGATGACCATAAGGCAACATCCCACAGTGCAACGTCCCACAATGAGCCAGTAGGCGCCTCAGCAAGCTCCGCCGTTGGCTGTGTGGCATTGGCAAAATCAATACCAACGTCAACACCATAGGAAACAGTCGACTCGCCACGTATAGAGCACCTGACGGCCTTCAGCGCCTTTGGCTGTGGTGTGCCAAATGCTGTGTAAGCTGTTTGGCCATCGCCAACAATCGCCGCCCCATTGTCGTTCTTGCCTTCGTACTGGTACACCTTCCCATCGGTTGACCCAAAATACAATTCATTGTTAAACGTCGCCCACGTACGCGCCTCAAGCCCAAGAAATCGACAAGCGCCGCCTGTCAGTGTATTAATAACGTGCTGTCTGTAGTGCGCCCCTTCTGGATGGTTGAATATCAATAAATTGCCACCTTTGTACAAAGTCGCTTCCCATCCAAAATTACCCATCTCATCCTGCAGCAACTGAACAGCGCCTGAGAGCTTGGAAGCAACACCTAGCTGACCTGTCGCCAAAACTGTCTCCATATCAACATAGTCATCACGGGTCGCTATCCACAGTTTCCCGCCAACTTGCTCAACGCACCTGATACCAATAGGCGCACCAATATGAAACACACCAACAAGAGCCCAATTATCAGCGCTACCAGGGTCAGAGCCTTGATAAATAATGACTTCGCCGCTCGACATAACAAAGACAGCCAAATCGTCAACACCATCGCCACCATCCCTTGTCCATGATTCAAAAGCAATTAGATTTCCGCCACGTCTAGCCACTCTTGAAAGCGGAAATTTCGTCATCGGGCCAGTAATCGCATTCAACTCACCATAGTAAAAATCTTGCTCGCTCGACTTCCAGCCAAATACACGATTCTTGAACACACCATAACCAATAAAATCACCAGCAGTAATACCTGTCCATGATGTATTGGTCAGTGACGACCCGTCCCATGTTTTTTCATTGTCAGCGCCGTTACACAACAGGAACTTGCCGTTAAAATTCACCGCCTCCCATTGATCCGACGAAAACCCAGACCCAATAGACGATGGGGTGCCGGTCGATACATTCCATAAATTTGAGTTGGATGCAGCAATTAGTTGCCTATTGGCTCCTGCATTGTATTCCTGCAGGAAATCAACATTTGTTCCACCGGGGTCACAGTGCTCTGTGTAGCCCTTTCTCAGCTCGCACTCGCCAACGGTCGGAATAAAATTATCTAGCCTCACCGCGTCTTGTGGCGGCATTGCTGCAAATGAGTCGCGGGTATTCCAGCCACCAACAGGAGCTGAAACACTGAAAGATCGAGAATTTGCCTTGCGCTTAATGGCCTGATAGAGACTCATGCACCAAACCCGGTATCAGGCACGTTGGACGGCCCGATTAAGTGATATTTCGCGCCGCCAGCAAGCCACAGCTTTTTAATGCCTCCATCGCGCGCCTTGTAAATATCCAGCGTGACGCGAGCCTCGTTCTTTTCCTCTGCATAAGGCAGACCCATGCGGTTGAGTGTTCGCCAAAGCGTCTCTAAGTACAAAAGGTATTCATCCAAAATAGGCACATCAGTATCCGCCTGCCATGAGGTCTGGTCTGTTCCTCCAGATGACCTACACCACGAATTAGACAGGTACTCGAAAACCAAGCTCTCAACTGCGTCAGGGGTGGGGAACAGTGAAAACTTGCGAGTACCTGAAACGTCCCGAATACGGTACTTCTTCCAGGTAGTTGCCGTACTTGCTAGGACCGATGACTTGTGTTCTTGCCACGCTTGCGGCGTCAACGGCCCCCGGATTGGCTCATAGTTCGACCTGTCCCAACCTGTCTGGTCTTGTATGAATCGATAATCTGATGGGAGATCATATTCCTCCTGACTGGCAACAGTGGA